AACTGGAGAAATACAAATGCTTAAGCTCGATAAGTTTGTAACAAATTGTTTATTTGAAGACCCGAACTGGTCAGGAAAGTTAAGCGAAGTAAGCAACAAAAAGAAAGACGATATTTGTTTTATGTGGCTGACTCAGAACTTGCGTTGGTGTAGTGAGGTGTTTCCTTACTGCCACAATTATGTTGATTCATATCCTTCTTTAGTGCTCGATCTTTATCACGTACAAGAAGGATGCTTTACTCGCAAGTCAATACTAAACGCAGCTCTGTATTATAAAAAACAAGACCTACGTTTAAACCTTTCTTTAAAACACTATGAACATGACTGTCTTTATAGCCATGCGTCAGGTTATTTTAAAGAACAACTATTTTCTATGCAGCCTTTAGCATTTGAAAAGTGGTACAGAAGTAAGATCTATTTATACCTAGAAGTAATGTTAAGCAAACTAGTACTTGAAGCATATCATAAAGAATTAAACAACGGAGAAAAGAATGATAGAAGAAAATAGAGGAATAGAAATTTCAATTCAGCGCGTAGTGTCTTGGCACCTAGCTCGCAATTTAATCCACGGCTCAGATGACAAGGCACAGGTATTGAAACTGATCCAAGAACTTGGTGAGTTGTCAGACAGTATCTGTAAAAAGAAGACACCCATAGATGACATCGGCGACATCATTGTGATCTTGATTAATATCGCAGTCCGTAATAACCTATCCTTAAAGGATTGTATTGATCATGCTTATGAAGATATTAAAGATCGTAGAGGCCGCATGGAAGATGGCATTTTCATTAAAGCATCTGACATAAAAGACTTTGATTCTATTGGAAACCAATAACAGTTGACAAGCCAGTAATAAATTGTTATGCTGGCACATTAATTTAACACCAACCAGAGGAAAGCAACATGGCAATACTAAACGGCACAGCTTATTGGGCGAGCATCACTTCCCCTAACACTAACTACGAACCTGTCTATACAGTTAATCTTGTAGTAGATGATCAAACAGCAGCTGACTTTAAGAAACGTGGCTACACCATTAAGCAAATGGACGAAGGCCAAGCGATTATCATTAAGCGAAAAGTGAATGGCCCGAACGGAATGGTTCGAGAAGCCCCTCGTTTGTTTGATAAGTATAAGAACCCACTCGATGCCCGTGTAGGTAATGGCTCAGTTGTTCGAGTACAGTACAAGGAATGGGAAAGTGTATGGAAAGGAACCACATTCAGGGGCTTAGATCTACAAGCTGTACAGGTTCTTGATCTAGTAGAAGTCGGCTCACCCGATGGTGCTGAGTTTGACGCATTCGAAGACGACGAAATGGAGAATGAGTTATGAGTATTATTACAGTAGACAATGTTAACTATGAAACAGAACTGTTTTCAGAGAGAGGAAAAGGACTGGTACAAGCTCTGCTCGAGGCTGATGTACGGCTTAGAGAAGCGACGATGACTGCAACGCTACTACAGGCAGCAACTATTGCGCTAATTGAAGAGCTTAAAGCTGAGCACCTCACGGAAGAAGCAATCGCACCAGAAGACGGAACCGATACAACCACTGAGGAATAAACGTAATGGCATTTGTTAAACATAAATTACCATGTAACAAATGCGGCGGAAGTGACCCAGTTTCTTTAGATGATAAAGGAGCTGGGTTTTGCTTTAGCTGCAATACTTATTTTAAAAACTATAGCACATCGGAAGTGCCACAAAACACAGATACTATAACGGACTTTAAAACGTATCAGAGGAATAGCAGCATGGAGACACAGGGTTTTGAAGCCTTTCATCCGCTGACAGATCGGAAGATTAGTTTAGAAACAGCAAAGAAGTATGGCGTAAAATCTACACTCAACCCAGACGGCTCTGTCGATAAACATTACTACCCTTTCTTTGTAGGCACTGAGCTTGTAGCTACAAAGATTCGCAAAGCTAATAAAGAATTTGCATGGACTGGAAATTCAAAAGAAGCTGGTCTCTTCGGCGAACACTTATTCAAAGGTGGCGGAAAGTTTATCACCCTAGTCGAAGGCGAGTGTGATGCTATGGCAGCGTATGAATTGATGGGCAGCAAGTGGCCAGTCGTTTCAGTTAAGCTTGGGGCTTCCGGCGGCCTCAAAGATGTTAAGCAAAGCTTGGAATTTTTGGAATCCTTTGAATCTGTTGTCATCAACTTTGACAATGACAAACCCGGAAACGATGCAGCTCGTGAGATTGCAAAGATTTTAATGCCCGGAAAAGCTAAGCTCATGCAACTTCCCGAAGGAACTAAGGACGCTAATGAGCTTCTGCGTCAAGGAAGACACGCTACTTATGTATCTTGCTTCTGGGACGCTAAGCCTTATACACCTTCTGGTGTTCTCAATGTATCTGAACAGCGCGAAGCTTATCAGAAAAGCGACCGCAAAAGATCTATCCCTTATCCGTGGAGCGGACTCAACAAGAAGCTTGAAGGCTTAAGATCTGGAGAGCTAGTAACTCTTACTGGCGGCACAGGTCTAGGTAAGTCTAGCGTGACACGAGAACTTGAACACTGGTTAATCAACAACACCAAAGACAATGTAGGCATTATAGCTTTAGAAGAAGACTGGCGTAGAACTATTGACGGCATACTCTCTATCGAAGCAAACGCTAAGCTACACATTGATCGTATCAAATCTGAGTTTGTACCAGAGCAGTTAGATAAATACTATGACAATGTTTTTGCTGGCGATAACGAGGGCCGTGTTTGGATACATGCCCATCATGGTATGAATGATTTGGATAGCATCTTCAGCAAGCTGCGTTATATGATCATTGGCTGTGACTGTAAGTGGATCATTGTAGACCACCTTCACATGTTGGTATTGTCTACGCTAGAGAGCGACGAGCGCAAAGCTATTGACAGCATCATGCACCGCTTAAGAACTCTTGTAGAAGAGACAGGCTGTGGCATGGTCTTAGTGTCACACTTGCGTAGAGTCGAAGGCAACCGTGGTCACGAGAACGGAATCGAGACAGGACTAAACCATCTTCGAGGAAGTCAAAGTATTGCTCAGCTCTCTGATTGTGTTATTGCACTAGAGCGAAACCAACAAGCTGAAGATGTTATTGAAGCATCAACTACCAAAGTGCGTGTCCTTAAATCTAGGTACACTGGTGATGTTGGTGTAGCGACTAGCTTGCTTTATGATAACAATACTGGTAGACTAAAAGAAATAGTAGGGTCTTATGACATTGATCATTTTCAAGGAGATGAGCTGTGAGTAATTTTAATCTTGTATTCGACATTGAAGCAGATGGCTTAGAACCTACTCAGATTTTCTGTATTGTTGCTCAGGATGTAGACACACTGGACGTGTTTACATTTGACAACACCCAGCTCGCTGAAGGCTACGCCATGTTACAGTCAGCAACAAAGCTGATAGGCCACAACATCATTGGCTATGACATCCCATCCATTAAGAAGATTACTGGCATTGATTTATTTGACAAGAAGATTGTAGATACTTTAGTTCTGTCTCGTCTGTTCAACCCAACCCGCGAAGGAAACCACGGTCTTGAAAGCTGGGGCTATAGGCTGGGGCACAAGAAAGGAAACTATGGCGACAGTGACGCAGCATGGGAAGCATATAGTCCTGAGATGTTAGAGTACTGTAAGAACGATGTGCTTCTTAATACTAAAGTTTTTCAGCATCTTAAACTAGAGAGCCGTGGGTTTACTCCGCTATCAGTTCAAATAGAACATGGCGTTGCTAAGATTGTAGATCAACAAAGAACCAATGGTTTCTTGTTAGATCAGCGTAAAGCTATGGAATTAGTTGCTCAGTTCCAAGAAAGACTTCAGGCAGTTAAAGAAAAAGTACAAGAAGTTTTTACGCCTGTTTCAGAAATACAGATACTAAAGCCAAAGTACACCAAGACAATGAGCTTAGCTAAGACAGCTGTTGATCAACACGGCAATGGCGTGAGACTCACAGAAAAAGAATACTTGCAAATGGTCGTAGCTAATAAACCAATACAGCGCACCACTTACACAGAGTTTAACTTAGGTTCTAGGAAACAAATTGGCGAGTACTTAATTCGTTTTGGCTGGAAGCCCACAGTATACACACCAACCGGACAGCCAATTGTGGATGAAAGTATCCTCAGCCGTGTTAAAAATATACCAGAAGCTGCGCTCATTGCTGAGTACTTGATGCTTCAAAAGCGCTTAGCCCAAGTAAATAGCTGGCTCAAAGAACTAAAAGACGATGGCAGAGTACACGGCTATGTCAATCCCAATGGCGCTGTAACAGGACGGATGACACACAGCCATCCTAACATGGCACAGATACCAAGCAGCAACTCACCCTATGGTTCTGAGTGTAGATCTTGTTGGACTGTACCTGCTGGCCGTAAGCTTGTTGGTATTGATGCCAGCGGATTAGAGTTGCGAATGCTTGCACATTATTTAAATGACGGGGACTATACAAATGAAATTCTCAACGGAGATATACACACCGCTAATCAAAAACTTGCGGGACTTGAATCAAGAAATCAGGCTAAAACTTTCATCTATGCACTCTTGTACGGAGCCGGAGATGCAAAGCTTGGATCAGTGGCTAACAAAGGCAGAGCAGCTGGGAAGGGACTTAGAGAACGCTTCTTTGCTAATCTCCCATCATTTAAATCTCTTACGGGACGAGTACAAACAGAAGCTAAAGGAGGATTCGTTAAAGCATTAGATGGCCGAAAGCTAACCGTGCGGTCTGAGCATTCAGCATTGAACACATTGCTACAAGGCGCAGGTGCAATCGTAATGAAGAAAGCACTAATAATATTTGATGGCTATATTAAAGAGCGTAACTTGGATGCAATCTTTGTTGCTAATGTGCACGACGAATGGCAGCTAGACTGTGCACAAGAACACGCAGAGCTTGTAGGTAGAGCAGGCGTTGAAGCTATCATCCAAGCTGGCAGAGACCTTAATCTTAATTGCCCACTAGACGGAGACTATAATGTTGGAAACAACTGGAGTGAAACACACTAAATCACAGGAAAATAATATGAACATTAATCCTAAAACTAATAAGCCTTACTACTACAAAGACAGTCCAGCAGCAGTTAAAGCTAGAGACGCTCGAAGAATGTATGTAAACGGAAAAGAAATTCCAAAGACTCATCCGCTACATGCTCCGGGAAGATTTAAAACCTTTGAAGGCGCAGCTTTCTCAGCGCTTAACCAGTACTCAAACATTGTCGAGGGCCATGTTTATATTATTTCTAATCCTGCTTGGCCTGAGTGGTACAAGGTAGGCATGGCTGTTGATGCTTCTGATAGGCTTCGTGCTTTTCAAACAAGCTCTCCGTTTAGAAATTATGATCTTGCGTACTTTAAATTCTTTAATGACCGCAAAGAAGCAGAAAAAACAATACACACGCTATTAGTAAACAAAGGCATTGAACGATCAGGCGAGTGGTTCAGAGCACCAGTTAGTTATTTAATTGAAACAATTGAAAGTTTTGTAGAGCCTAAGGAAAAACAAAATGAAGCAGCTTGATACTGTAGTACCAGACATTTACAGCTTGCTCGAAGGGCTTTCTAACGGGGAGCCTTTGCCGCTCAGCGAAGAAGCTATTGAGGCTACAGTTGTAGGGATAAAAAAAGCGATTAAAGATTGGGCTACGCCTAGAAGTACTGAGAACACTTTTACTTTGCGTATGTCTAACATTGGAAAACCAGCACGTCAGTTGTGGTATGAGAAGCGTTCTGAAAATCCTCGCGGCAGTGTTGATGCGCCAACACAAATTAAATTTTTATACGGACATCTGCTTGAAGAAATTGTTTTGATGCTTGTGCGCATGGCAGAGCACACAGTAACAGATGAACAAAAAGAAGTTACAGTTGAAGGCATTGTCGGCCACATGGATTGTAAGATAGACGGCCAAGTAGTTGATGTTAAGAGCGCTTCTAAGTTTGCATTCAATAAGTTTAAACAAGGGCGCTTAGCAGAAGATGATCCTTTCGGATACCTTGGACAGCTTTCAGGATATGAAAAAGCTGAGGGCACACAAGACGGCGGTTTCCTTGTGATTAACAAAGAAAGCGGTGAACTGTGTATGTATATCCCAGAAGATCTAGATAAGCCCAACATAGAGACACACATTTCTGAGCTAGTTCCTGCGTTAGATCTTGACACTAAGCCCACTTTTTGTTATAGTCCTGTACCAGATGGCAAGAAAGGAAACATGAAACTGCCAAGCGGTTGTGGCTGGTGTAGATATAAGTTCGACTGTCATCAGGATGCTAATGATGGAGCAGGCTTGAGAGTCTTTAAGTACTCGACTGGCCGAACATACTTGACCACAGTTGTTTCAGAACCCAATGTTGAGGAGATCCTATGAACCGCAAGAAATCAAAGCGCATTAAGCTGCAGTCCTCTAAGATAATTGTTACTTGGCTGCGCTCAATTCTTTCAGAAGAAGAAGGAGCTAAGGTGAATTTAAAAACCTTTAAAGAACTTCTTCCTGCGCAAACACACTTCTATGGAGGCGGCAAGTTCTTGCTGAATGCGTACACTGAGAAGTGGACACAGAAGAAAATCAAACAGGCTTCAAAGCTTTACCCGTCTATTAGACTTGAAGATCTTACAATTGATCATCTGCTTAGAAAAGCGGAGTTTTAAAATTGAAAACTATAAAGAAAGGTTATCGCAAAGCAAAAGTCAAAAGGCCCACCGAAAAGAATGTTGTCACTGGCTACGATTCAAACTGGGAATATGAACTGCATTCCGGTATACTTGACTCATGGAGTTTTCATACTGATAAAATTTCTTATACTGTCGAGCACAAATATGAGCCTGACTTTGTAAAAGAAATTGACGGTAAGAAAATATTACTGGAAGCCAAGGGACGGTTCTGGGATTTTGCTGAGTATAGTAAGTATATCTGGATCAGCAAAGTGTTGCCCGAAGATGTTGAGTTAGTTTTTTTGTTTGCTAATCCTAGCGCTCCGATGCCACAATCAACCAGACGCAAGGACGGCACAAGAAGATCTCACGGTGAGTGGGCAAGTGCTAATAGCTTTCGGTGGTTTAGTGAACACAGCATCCCCGAAGACTGGATCAATAAAGAGAAGCGAGATACTTTTGATGACTGATGAAAGTAGAAAAGACGAAAGACGAAACAGGTTTGATAGAAAGAAAAAGAAAATAAAAAACTCAGATAAGACAACAGCCAAACACTTTTTAGCTAAGCCATTTAAAAGAACACCAAACATTAAACGAAGAGCACTTGACTATGAGTATTAACAACACAACAGCAGAAATGTGGGACGCACTACGTAAGAAGCATTCACCTATTGAGAACAATCCACTAACAAACGCACTAAATAGCTACGCAGCAGAAGCAGAGGAAGAGCGTTGGGTAGACGAGTCGCTAGAGGAAATAATTGCTAGGGAAGAGGAAGAAGAAGATGTAGTCAACAACCCTGACCATTACAACACAGGCAACATAGAGTGTATTGATGCAATAGAGGAGTCCATGTCCAGTGTTGCATTCAAAGGCTATCTCAAAGGCAACTGCATGAAGTACCTGTGGCGCTATGACTACAAAG